ATGGGCAACGCTGCCGGAGTTTGCAGCAATGGCATTGCCGGGCGTTCCTGAAGCACGAGCCATGAGAAAAAGAGCGTCTCTTGGTCATTGGAGCCGTCCTGAATGGCGCAATGTCTACTGGCGTCGTCGGTCGGGTACGTGCGGCGATATTGAATACTCCTACCAGCTTCTGGATCGTCCGGCGCAGCTGGCCTGGATGCAGCGGCATCTGGCGATCTCGGTTGAAAACGAGGTCGCGGCTTTCGGAGACGACAAACGGTATGCCGATGAATGGCGGGCGTTTCATGAGGCTTCCGAGACGAAGCAGAAAAAGGCGCTGGAGATCCTTCAGCACCTGGACCGTATCCATCGGCTGATGGACTCCGGGCACAGTCTGGAAATCGCCATTTATGACGTCTGCCAGCAGTTCGGGCTCAAGCGCACGACCGTCATGAACTGGCGTCGTCGGGTGAAGTATGTCTGCCGCCATCACTGGCTGCCGTTTCTTGTGCCGGGTCATACCGGTTCGCGGGAGCGCGCGCCCTGTGACGAGCAGGCATGGGAGTTCTATCGCAGTGATTATCTGCGGCCGGAACGTCCGAACCATACGGATTGCTATCGCCGGACGCTGGCAGCAGCGGAGAAGAACGGGTGGGTCATTCCTTCCGCCAAGACACTGCAACGTCGCATCGACAAGCTGCCTACGGCTGTCATCAAGATGGCGCGCGAGGGGCGCGATCGGGTCAAGGACATGGTGCCTGCGCAGGAACGTGACCGGACGCACATGCATGCGCTTCAGGCGGTCAATGCAGACGGCCATAAATGGGATGTGTTTGTGAAATGGCCGGATGGCACCATCGCGCGTCCGATGATGGTGGCATGGCAGGATCTGTATTCGAACATGTTCCTGTCATGGCGGGTGGACCGTTCAGAAAACACGGATGCGATCCAGCTTGCGCTGGGTGATCTCGTGGAGAAGTGGGGCATTCCGCAGCGGGCCTATCTGGATAACGGCCGGGCGTTCGCCTCCAAGCGCATGACCGGCGGTGCCAAGACGCGCTTTAGGTTCAAGGTTCGGGAGGGTGATGCGGCGGGTGTCATGACGATCCTCGGGATCGAGACCATCTTCGTGACGCCCTATTCAGGCCAGTCCAAGCCGATCGAGCGTGGTTTCCGGGATTTCGCACAGGGTCTGTCCAAGCATCCGGCGTTTGCCGGGGCCTATACGGGCAACAACCCAATGGCGAAGCCCGAGAATTACGGCTCTACGGCGGTGCCGTTGGAGACGTTCCTTGCCGTGATCTCTGACGGGATCAAGGAGCATAATGCCCGGATGGGTCGGAACACCGCCGTCTGTGGCGGGGTGAAATCCTTCCGGCAGGTGTTTGAGGAAAGTCTTGCCCAGGTGCAGCCCCGGAAGCCGGTTGCGCAGCAGCGTCATCTGTGGCTGCGGGCAGCCGAGAACCTGACGACGAACAAGAAGGACGGCAGCTTCAGGTTTCTGGGGAACCGTTACTTTGGGACGTTCCTCAATGATCACCTGGGAGAAAAAATTGTGGTCCGGTTCGATCCGCAGGATCTGCATCAGGACATGCATGTCTATTCGATGGACGGGCGATATCTCGGGGATGCGCCGATCATCGAGAAGACGGGCTTCGACACGACAGCGGCGGCTGCCGAGAAGAAACGCGCAGAAAAGATGCTGACCAAGGCGACGAAGATGCGACTGGATGCCGAAAAGGCGCTTTCCCCTGAGGAACTCGTCGCGCTGATGCCGGATCTTGATGAAGACGGAGAAGAGCTGGTGGAGAGCAAGGTGGTTCAGCAGTTCAAACCGCGTGCAGTTGTCGCTGGGTCCAGCGCATTGGCGCTTGATTATGACGAAGAGCAGGAACTGGCGAGAGAACGCGAAGAAATGGCCGAGGTCATGCAGCTTCGGGACTATCTCTGACCAATTTTGAATAGCGCCTGAAGGCGTGTCCTTCGAAGTGTGAAGTAAAGCGAGAATAAAACATGTCTGAGACGCTTATTAGCGCCGCCCCCTCGGGCGGCGAACAGGACGACTTTGTCCCGATGCCGGATCTGGTGGACCGCTTCCGGGCGGAGATGCAGGCACAGGGCCTGACAATGACGCAGGCCGCCCAGGCATCCGGAATTGCCAAGGGAACGCTGCATGCGTGGCTGGCACGAACCTATGCGGGTGTCGTGGCGAATGTTGATGCCAAGGCGAAGACCTGGCTGGAGACCTGCAGCACGAAAACGCGGGTTCGCAAGCAGATGCCGCGCACCCCGGATTTCATCATGACGCCTTCCGCGTCTGTGTTTTTCAGCGTGTTCTCCTATTCCCAGGCCGCTCCTGACATCGGTCTGATCACGGGCAATGCCGGGGTCGGCAAGACCGTGTCTGCCAAGGCGTACCAGCGTGAGAACAGCAATGTCTGGATCCTGACGGCAGATACGTCGATGCGCTCTCCCACAGCAGTTCTGCGGGAACTGGCAGAGCTGGTGGATGCCACGGAAAAGCGCGGAACCCGCATGATGGCGTCCATCCTGAACCGGGTGCGCGACACGCAGGGACTGCTGATCATTGATGAAGCGCAGAACTTCACGACCGAGGCGATTGACCTGCTGCGGACGATCAACGACCGGGCTGAAATCGGGATTGTCTTCATGGGCAACGAACCTCTGAAAGGCCGGATTGAAGGTCTGGGACGCACGACATCGCACGCGCAGATCTTCTCCCGCATCGGCAAGCGCAAGAACCGCCCGCGTCCCCAGATCAGCGACATGAACCTGATGCTGGACGCATGGGGGATTGAGGCGGATCACCTGCGCAAGCTGAGCCGGTGGATTGCCGGACAACCAGGCGGACTGCGGGTCATGAACAAGACGCTACGCCATGCCTTCATGCTCGCTGGAGATGACGAACTGGCGGAAATCCATCTGAAAAAGACCTGGAAGGACCTTACTGGCACCGAGTTGCCGTCCTTCGTGAGGGGAGAATAAGTCCATGGCAAAATCAGCAAAGCAGGATGTGGTGCAGCGCGCCTTTGTCCCTGGTGAAATTACCGAGCTGTTCCATGAGACGACGGATCAGCGGTTTACGTCCGTGAACGTAGGGCCCGAAGCCCGCGAAGTGATCAGGGACTTCCTGATGGGGCTCGACCCCTCTCTGACGGTCGAGAGCGTCATTGCGGCGCTTGAGGAGGAGTGGTCGTGAACGTGGTGAAAGCAGCCCCGCGCCTTGAGCGCGCGGGGAAAACGCCGAGCCAGAGGGCGATCCTCTGGCTGCTCCGTGAGCACGGCCATGTCCGGCATGAACGCGGATCACGGGAATTCCGGTGGCGCATGACGGACGGGATCGTGACGGTTCTGCCCGAACCCGGTCCATGGGAATTTCTGCTGGCCTGTGGCGTGACCGTGCTGGATCAGGACGGGTTTGCAACCTTGACGGAGACCGGCCGGGCAATCTGTGCCGGCTACCAGGTTGAGCCGCCCACCGTAACGGCCGGACGCCTGCCGGACCAGATAACATGGCTCACGGAAGAGCAGATGGAGCGGATCGAACCGTTCCTGCCCTTGTCGCATGGGATTGCCCGCCTGGATGACAGGACGGTTCTGAGCGCAATCGTGCATGTCCTGCGGCATGGACTGCGGTGGAGTGATGTCCCCGCTGAATACGGTGTGCCGTACCGTCGTTTGCGCAACCGCCTGATCCATTGGGCAAAGGCCGACGTGATGGATCGTGTCCTGGCGAACCTCATGGAACGCCAGGACGGTGTTCTGCGCCTGATGGTCAGCGAACGTCAGTTCAGAGCGCATCCGACCGGTGCGCTGCTGGCAGCACGCGGGCTGTTTCCGATTGTCGCTCCGGTTGAGGAGGACATGCCATGCGCGGCGTGAAATCCATCCGGCAGTTGGGCGGTGAACTGGCGGAAAAGCATGGTGTGAGCGCTGAATATGGCAGCCGCTGCATCCGCCGCTATTTCAGCAGGCTGCCGTCCATCTGGCCCGTCTCATATTTGAAAATCAGCCGTGCCAACAACCCCATCAAGCGTCCGTCCTCAGGACAAAAAGTCATCGTCGATGCGGTCGCTTACTACCCTGAAAACCTGACTGTGGGCGACGTGCTCGCCCTTGGAGATGCGTCATGAGCGCTGTTGCCATGCTTCGGGAAGCCGCTTCCCAGACGATGAATTTCGACATGAACCAACTGCCTTATGCGCAGTCGGTCCTGATCAATCTGTTTTCCCGCTGTGGGGCGGAAGTGACTGTGGAGCATGCTTTGGATGGTGTGCTTCGGGCTGGTCCGGACGGTGTGATGGATGCGGTTGTGCGCCGCATCGCTATCCGCCTTCTCGGGCGTTTGCCTTCGGATCAGTTGGTGTCTGAGGTCCGGGACGAGCTGTCACAGGATCTCGACACTGACGAGCTGGCGGAATGCCGGGTGCTTTACGAAACGCTCTCGCAGGAGTTGCGGCGGGATGCTGCGGCCGTGCGCGGACTGGGCATTATTGCAATCAGTCAGACGCAGGGTGAGGTTTTCGCGCAGGATCTGGAAGCGAAAGCTGACAAGGCGGAGCAGATGGAGCGTCGGAACGCGGCTCTGGAAGCACAAGTCCGGGCGATGGTGAACGGAAAATTCCGCATGCTGCATATATCGCGCGGACCGCGGTCTCACTCCGTCGGCACTGGAGAGCAGGCATGATGGATACATCGCTCGACGGCGTGACATCTGCCCTCCGATCGGAATGCCGCGCGCATTTCCTGAAAACACCGTCCCTCTCGCTGTCAGGAGAAATTGACGTCCTTCGGGCGGCAGTCGGCAGGCTCGATCATCAGCCTCCCGGCCCGCTGTCCCAGCAGGACGAGCAGCTGGTGTGGACGGCCGCGATCGCCTGCCTGACGGCCATGGCCATTTCCGTCGAAGCGCGCGTCGTGCCGCTTTCGCATCCTTCCGTGAACTGAGAGTAAAATCATGACAGACGAACGCATCATTGAAGCCTGGGACGGATCGCGCATTCCAGCCCGGAGGTATGATCCACGCCGCCTTCTGGCGCACGACACAGCGCATAAGCTGGTAGCCCAGGCGCATGCTCTTCAGGACCTCATTCGCGAGGAGAAGCTAAGGGTTTACGCTGAGGTGGACGCTTATCTGGACATCGTACTGGAAAGCTATGGTGCACGGCTTGGCGGATCGCGCGGCGGCCTTCGCATCGAAGCGATCGACGGCGTGCGGAAGGTGGAGGTGTCGGTGACGGATTATCAGTCTGTCACGGCGGCGATCGAAGCGGCCCGTGTCCTGATGAATGAGATCCTGGACGATCTGGTTGGGGATGCTTCCGATGACCTGCGTGCGATTGTAGCCAACGCCTTCGCCCGCAATTCAAAAACCGGGAAAATCAGCACGGAACGGGTGCTTTCGCTTCGGCAGCTCAACCTCTCCCACCCGAAATGGCCTTTGGCAAAAGACGCGATCTCCGACGCCGTCATTACGGCAGGAAGCAAAAGATACATCCGGTTCCATGAGCGAGACACGCCTCATGCACCGTGGAAACAGATCGACCTCAATTTCTCTTCGCTATGAGGGTGTGATGAAGAAAGTAGGCGAAATGCCGGATTTCGATCTGATGACGGTTCGGAAATCGGCTGGGTGTGAAAGCTGGCGGGAACTGGCGTTTTCCAGCACCACGCGCATGGTTGTTCTGCTCGGGTTTGCGGTGATGGTGGGGGCCGATCTCAGTCTTTGGGCGGGGCTCGCGATTGATAAATCTGTCGAGCACAGAGATGTGCAGAGACGTTCTGATCTGATCACGATGGTCGGGTCTGGTGCTGACCCGGTGGCAGCATCCTGCCCCCTATCGATGATCGACCCTGACAGTGTTGCATGCGCGGCCATTCGTAACCCCGCTGGGAGCGTACAATAATGGCTGACACCAAAACGACCCTGTATTGTTCGTTTTGTGGAAAATCACAATTCGAAGTTAAGGACTTAATTGTGGGACCTCCGGGACACTTCATCTGCAATGAATGTGTGTGGTTCTGCGCAGAGATTTGCGAGTCCGCAGAAATTAATCGACTGGCCAAACGCATAAGCCGGTTTTTGTTTCGTATTCGGCGCTGGTTCGGTGTGTGGAAAGGCTCCACTTCGGCATCGGGGACACGAAATGATGGCTGATAATCGCAAGGGGCGTTACGCCAAGCTGGCCATTGCCCGCAAGCAGCTGTGCCTGGACGAGGATGCTTTCCGGGATCGGCTGGAACGGGAAACCGGAAAACGGTCCATGCGGCAGATGAGCATTGCCGAACTGGACAAGGTGCTGGACGGCTTCAAGAAGGATGGCTTTCGTCCTGCCAGACGACCGGCGGTGTCATCCCGGCCGGAGGTTCGGAAGGTCTTTGCCCTGTGGAAGGAATTGGATGACCAGGACAAGCTCCGTTCCGGTGGATCACGCGAGAGCCTTCGGGCTTTCGTGAAGCGGATGACGGGCGTGGACGATCCGAATTTTATGTCCGGGGCGCAGGCAGGTGTTGTGATCGAGGCGCTGAAGGCATGGGGGGAGCGGGCATGAGTGTGGTCAAGAAGAAGTCCATTAGGGCGAAACGATGCGTGGACGGACGTGGAGCGAAGCCATCAGGGCCACGTCCTACTCCGGCTCAGCTGGCAGTTACGCGCAAGACTGTCACGATCTCCGTTGGGAAAGTGGACGGGAAACGCTTGGCATCCATGCTGACTACTGTCGAACGACAGCGTTTTGAGGCGCTTGAGGCACAACTCCTACGGCTCAGGCGCGCCGTTGCGGCGGTGCTGGTGAGCGGGATTGATGGCAACCAAGAGGCGCTGGAAAACGGAGCCGGAGAGTTGATGGCAATGCTGAACATCATGGAAAAACGGGGAGACTTGCGTCCCGGTTGGCTATTGAAGAACTTTCGGGAAGTCGCGGCGAAATGGGATGAGGATATTCTGGAAACTCATTTACAGAACTGATCTTTTGAGAGCCCCTTCACCGGGGCTCTTTTTTTGTCTGCATGATTATTTCCACCGTGGTACAGTGAGTGCCACAAGGCGCAGAAAACAGAGAAATATTGATCATGGCGGCGGTCCCTGAAAGTCTCGCATGTCTGCTGGATTCAGTGGATGAAGATATCGTTCTGGCATTTATCGAGGGCACGCAGGGTCAGCGCATTTCCGTGCCGAAACAGGCTGAAGGATCGCGGCTGGCGGCCGTGTACGGTTTGGAAATCGCCCGCGCCTTGTGCAGGGCCTGGGGCGGTGACAAGTATGTCGTCCCGAGTTGCCGCTGGTGGCGGGCTAAAAAATATGCTGACAAGGGCCTGCCGGTTTCAGATATTGCGGGACGCCTTGGGATCACGCGAGGCAGCACATACGAGCTTCTGAACCGCTCTGGCGCAACACTGTCTTCCAGTCGCCGGCAGTGGCAGGACGATCGGCAGACCTCCCTGTTCTGACGTTCAGGGGGTACGAACCCGGACCCTGAAATCCTTGCGGTCCACCCCGTAGTCTGCTGGGCATGCAGACCAATTTTGACATCGCAGCACAGTTCACGGCCTCGCGCGAGGGGCTTTATCAGTGCAGCCGCAGTGATCCAGGCAACTGGACGTTTGGCCAGATCGGCCAGGGAAACTGCGTCGGCACGATGCGCGGGATCAGCGCGCCCGTCATGGTGCGCTGGCTTGGTGACCCGGCGATGGTCACAAAATCGGTCATGCAGACCATTAGCGAAAACGATTTCAACGCGATCGCCCGGTCTCTGTACTGGCGCGCGATCAATGGGGATCAGCTGCCTTCCGGCGTGGATCTTCTGCTTTTCGATTTCGCGTTCAACAGTGGCGTGGCGCGGGCCGCAAAGCAGCTTCAGCGGGTTCTGTGTCTGGAGCATATCGACGGTGATATCGGGGAGGATACGCTCGAAGCGATCCTTCATGTTCCAGCAAGCACTTTTACCTGGGCGCTGAACGACCGGTTTCGCCGGCGTCTTCAGAACGACCTTGGCGTGGCACCGGACGGGACGATCGGCCCGATCACGTTGCAGGCGATCCAGACGCAGGCCGCCCGGTTGCGCGTCCTGGTCTACGCGCTCGCCTCCCAGCAGGAGGCGGCTTACCGGAGTTTCAGAGGTTTCGCGCAGTATGGTGGCGGTTGGCTTTCCCGACTGGATGCCCGTGTGGACGCGGCGATCAAGCTGCTCACCGCCCCCGACTGGACGTAACGGTTCCGGCCGTTGCGGGCGCGCGACGGCAGACGGTTCATCTGGCGCGTGAACGCGGTGCCATACAACACGAGGATCCCGATCATGGGTCTCAAGATCAACACTGCCACCGTCGCCTCCGTACTCGGCCTGGCAACTCCTTTCCTGACCAGTCTCCTGTCCGGCAAGGGCGCAGCTTACCAGAAGATCGCAAGTCAGGCCGTACGTTCGGCAGTCACAGCCACGGACAATGGCGTCGACAAGCTCGTGACATCTTTCACGACGTTCGAAGCCAGTGAGCCGCTGGTCCAGACCGCTATTTCCGAATTCGTGACGCTGGCCAAGGCCGCCGGCTTCTCCGTCCCGGAACTGACTGCGGTCCAGAGCCACATCAAGTCGGCCATCTATGATCTGGCCACTGCCATCATTCCGGATGACCAGCTGACCGCCACAACCACGACTGCCCCGGCTGCTGCCCCGGCAGTCGCGTCCGGTACCGCTGCGGGCTGATGACGAACGCAGCCTCAGTGGCTGCGGGCGTAATTCTTCCGTCGTGGCTGGCGATTGTCCTCTTCCTTCTGGGGGCAATCGTCACGGTCGGGGTGGTGATTGCGTGGCTGCGGCATCATGGCCTCGACCGCCGGGTTGATGCGCTGGAACGAAACCGCCGGGAAGACCAGGAGCGGTCGCAACGCCTGGAGCAGATGATGCAGAGCGTGATCTCGGGTCAGCAGATGGTGACCCATGACGTGCACGGCCTCAGGGACCTCATCTACACGATGGTCAAAGGACACATGGAAAATGGATGAGTTCCAGCGTCTCCTTGTCCTGACTGCAGTCGGTGCATTTGCATTTGGAGTCCTTCTCGGTTCTGCGATCACGGGCACGCAGTGCCTTCCCCCTACCCATCTTTCACGAGGAGAGCGGCTGTGAGTTCCGCTGTAAGACGTGCCCTTCTCGAAGACCGGCGCTGGTTTGTCCTGGACGCCATTGCCCAGATGGCTGACCGACGGCTGAATGCCGACATCATTCTGATGATCCTTCGCAATATGGGCCGACCGGCCGGTGTCGATGACATCCGGGAAGATCTGGAGCATCTGGAACGCGAAGGGTGTGTGACGCTTGAGCGTATGAACGTGTCACCCGGCCGGTCTCTGTGGGTTGCAACGCTCACCGCCGAGGGGCTTCAAGTCCGCGATAATACGCGCGAAGTGCCCGGAGTGGCATTGCGGAGGCCGCTGTAAGTCATGGCGCGCCCGTCCTCGGTTGACCGTCTGCCAGATCAGATCCGCGAGCGTATCGGACAGCTGCGTGATGCCGGATTCACGATCGACGAGATCCTGTCTGCCCTTGCCGAGCTGGAAGGTGTGGAGATCAGTCGCTCTGCTCTCGGCCGGCATATTCAGGGGCTCGACAAGCTGGGCGTACAGATGCGCCGTTCCCGGGACGTGGCGACCGCACTGGTCGGCAAGCTGGGGACAGCCGAGGTGGGCAGAAATGCGCAGCTGAATATCGAGCTGATGCATACGGTCATCCTCGACCTGTTCATGAAAGCACAGGCCGGAGAAGAGACTGAGCTTTCCAAGGGCGGTCAGGCTTTTGCCAAACGCGACCCTATGGGCATCCAGCTTGTCGCAAAGGCTCTGGAGCACCTGGCGAAGGCCAGCAAGACGGATGCCGAGTACCGGACCGAGGTGGAAAAGCAGGTTCGTGAAAAGCTGGCGGCCGAAGCCAAGGAAAACATCGGCAAGGTCGCGGCCAGCCAGGGCCTGTCCGCAGAAACGGCCAAGGCCATCATGGAAGGCCTGATTACGACATGAGCGGCATCTTCCTGAAGTGCCAGGCAGAATTCCTGCAATGCATGATGACCGAGCAGGTCACGGTCGAGGAGAAATCCCGACGGACAGGCTTTTCCTGGACTGCGTCATTTGGTGCTGATCTCACCGCCGCGAAAGCCAAGAACGCTGGTGGAATGGACGTGTTCTATCTCGGGTACAACCTCGAAATGGCGCGCGAGTTCATCGACTACTGCGCGGAGCATGCGGCTGTCATGGAAGCCGCAGCGTCGGAAGTTCATGAGAGCTTCTGGCATGACCCCGAGAACCCGGAAAAAGACACCAAGGTTTTCCGGATCGATTTTGCGTCCGGGTTCAAGATCCTTGCCCTTCCGTCCCGTCCGAGGGCGCTGCGAGGCATGCAGGGTCTGGTGATTATCGACGAGGCCGCGTTCCATGATGACCTGGAAGAACTGCTGAAGGCGGCGATCGCCTTGCTGATGTGGGGCGGCCGGGTTGTGATCATCAGCACGCATGATGGTGACACCAATCCGTTCAACGTGCTCGTCCAGGCCATTCTGGCCGGGAAAAAGCCCTACAAGCTCCTGCGCACCACGCTTGATGATGCCCTTGAAGACGGCCTTTACAAGAAGATGTGCATCCGTAAGGGGCAAGACTGGTCGGCCGAGGCGCAGCAGAAGTGGCGCGACGATCTGATCAAGTTCTACGGCTCGGCTGCCGATGAAGAACTGTTCTGCATTCCGAACCCAAGCTCCGGAGCATTTATCCCGCTTGCCCTGATCGAGGCGCGGTCGGTGCCGGATATTCCCGTGATCCGCTGGGAGTGCAAAGGCGCTTTTGCCCTGCTGGCGGAACGGCTGCGGGAAATCGAGACGCGGGCATTCTGCGAGGCAGAGATTGCCGACATTCTGGACACGCTCGATCAGCGGACTTCGCATGTTTTCGGTGGTGACTTTGCACGCTCGGGAGACCTGACGGTCTTCTGGTTCATGGCGATCGAGAAGGACACGACGCGCAGCACCGTTCTTGTGGTGGAACTGAGGAACGTGCCGTTCGAACAGCAGAAGCAGATCCTGCATTTCATTCTTGATCGTCTGCCCCGTCTGCGGGCCGGCAAGATGGATGCGACCGGCAACGGTTCCTATCTGGCTGAGGTGACGGTGCAGCGGTACGGAGCGCGCATCGAGGCCGTGAAGATGTCGGAAAACTGGTACCGCGAGGAGATGCCGCCTCTGAAGGCCGCGTTCGAAGACGCGACCATTACGCTGCCCCGGGATCAGGAAATCCAGGACGATATCCGCTCCCTGAAGATGGTGCGTGGGGTCGCGCGCATTCCCGATCAACGCGCTGGATCCAGCAAGGCGAAGCGCCATGGTGACGCTGCTGTGGCCATCGCCATGGCGCATGCCGCCAGTCGCGCAGATCCGGAAGAGTACGGCTATCAGGCAGCCCCTTCGCCCTACTCGATCCAGTCGGAGACTGCATCGGCGGACATGTCCTGGCCGGCAGAGAGGGAGATCCGGGAAGAGCGCTTCAGGGGGCGAACAGGTCTGGACAATTATGGCGTGCGGGGAAGACTGTAATGACGAGTTGGGAAATCGCGTTTTTCGCGGCATGTGCAGTGATCGTCGTGTTGTGCCTGGTGCTCGTCTGGGTCTCGTATCTGGCTCGGGAAGCCCAGAAGGCCAAAGATGCAGAACAGGCCACCCAGGCTGCCCAGGCAGAGGCAGCAACACAGCGGGCCATGTCCCAGGCGCAGACAGATGCAGCCCCGACGGATGAGGCGCTGGGGACTGCGTTGTCCAATGCGACATTCGTGCTGCTTCTGGCTCTTCTGCCATTCGGACTTTCCGCCTGCGCTGCCCGGCCGACCACGCCGTGTCCGGTTCTGGTGACCTATTCAAAGGCGGATGATCTGGCGCTTAAAGCAGAATTAGACGCCTCTAAGACGCCCGTGACCCATCGCTATATCCGCGATTATGGCGGTCTGCGTGCCCAGGTGCGCGTCTGCGCGAAAGGACAGTGACAGTGGCACTCCTCGACGCCTCGGGGCGCCCGATCCCCGCCTCACAGCTGAAGCGCCAGAGCGCCCCCCCGACCATGTTTGGGATGCGGCCGGCTGCGGTCAGTACGCCCATGGCCGGGATGAACCCTGGAACGCTGGGACGTCTGATGCAGGCTGCGGATCTGGGTGAAAGTCTGGCCTGGCAGATGATCGCGGCCGAGATCGAGCGGCGGGATCTGCACTATCTGGGCGTGCTGAGCACGCGCAAGCGTTCCGTGTCCCAGCTGCCGATTACGGTCACGCCCGCCGATGATTCCCGCAAAGCCACGAAGATCGCGGACTGGGTTCGTGACTGGGTGGAAACCGGATTGCTCCGTCGGAACCTGTTCGACATGCTGGATGCCATTGGCAAAGGCTTCAGCGTGCTGGAGATCGACTGGAAGCTGGAACCGGGAAACAACCGGCCGGGCAATTTCATGTTTCGCCCGCAGCGCTGGTTCGAGATCAGTTACCAGGACGGCGAGACGATCAATCTGCGTTCGGACACCGGCTCGCAGTTCGCTCCTGGTCTCGAGGGCGGCCCGCCGCTCTTCGGCCAGGAGAGCATGAGCGAGCGCTCGTTCGTCGTGCATCGCCATCCGAGCTGGTCGGGTCTGACGATCCAGAGCGGTCTGACACGGGCCGTGGCCTGGGCCGTCATGTTCAAGATGTTCACCCTGCGGGACTGGTCGATCTTCGTGCAGAACTACGGTCTGCCGATGCGGATTGGCACCTATGGCCCCGAGAGTTCCCAGGAGGACCGTGACGTCCTGTGGGAGGCTGTGACCGACATTGCCGGATCCTGCGCGGCCATCATTCCCAAAGGCATGGAAGTCCAGTTCATTGAGCCGAAAGGCGGTGCCGGATCGCATGAGCTGCATCTCGCCCGCATCCGCTGGTTCGATGAACAGGTCTCGAAAGCCGTTCTCGGTCAGACAGGCACGGCGGACAGTCATCAGGGCGCGCATGCGTCCAGCTCCACGCACCGGCTGGTCCAGGAAGACATCGAACGGGCCGATGCGCTGCTGCTGTCGCACACGATCTGTGAGCAGATCGTCAAACCAATGGTCGACTTCACCTTTGGGGCGCAGGCGCAGTATCCTCTGATCAGTATTGGCCGGCCGGATGAGCCCACGCTGAAGGAGCTGATCGAGGCGATCCAGTATGCGGGGCCACAGGGCTGGAAGATCCGGGCGCAGGATCTGTATGACCGGTTTGCGCTTGCCCCTCCCGAGGAAGGCGATCTTGTGGTCGGTCAGACTGCGACGCCGCAGCCCGTGGAAGCCCCGCAGATCGAAGCCCCGACCATTGAACCAGCACGTGCCAAGCCCGGGTCGGTCACGCCGCCGAGCATCCATCAGCCGCAGGACCCGCAGCAGCAGCCCCAGACGATGCCGGCGCAGCAACCGGAACAGACCTCCCTTCATGCCCAGATCGGCCGGCTGCTGGAGTTGCACGTCCAGTCCGAGGGACCGCAACTGGTGGAGCTCATGACGCAGCGCCTTGCCCGCGATGCATCGGCGGGCCTGGAGCGGATGACGCAGGCAGCACGTCAGGTCATGGAGCGTGCGGGAAGTCTTGAAGAACTTGAGCGGGATCTGAGGGCGCTGGATCTGCCTGCACACGAATTCGAGGAAGCCCTGGCCAACGGTATCGCGATCGCCCAGATGGCGGGCCAGGCGCAGATGCTCCAGCAGATGCATCGTCGTGGGTGACAGCCTCGATCCGACACTGCTGGATGGCGCGGGCCTTGCACCGAGCGAAGCCATCAGCTTCTTCCGCCAGAAAGCCCTGCTGCCGTCCGAGCGCTTTGGTGAGGTCATGGGAGAAGCCCATGCCCGGGCTTTCACCGTAGCCGGGGCGACCTCACAGGCCCTGCTGACCGATCTGAAGGCCGCGGTGAACACGGCTCTGACCAGTGGCGCCACGCTGGCGGATTTCCGCAAGGATTTTGACGGGATCGTCGCAAAGCACGGATGGGAGCATGGGAGTGATCCGGGGTGGCGCGCTAAGATCATCTATGACACCAACCTGTCCACGGCGTATGCGGCCGGACAGTACGCCCAGATGGCCACGCCGGAAGCCCGGGACATCTTCCCGGCATGGCGGTATCGGCATCACTCGTGCCCGCATCCACGCCCGGAACACGTTGCCTGGGACGGGCTTATTCTGGCGAATGACGATCCGTGGTGGGACACGCATTTCCCGCCCAACGGATGGCGCTGCCATTGCACGGTCGAGCCGGTGACGCGCTCCGATCTGCGCCGGAACAACTGGACCATCTCCGAAGCGCCGGCACTGGATCTGCGCCCCTGGCGAAACCCGGCGACCGGAAAGACCGAGATGGTGCCCAAGGGCATCGACCCGTCGTTTAATTACAACCCGGGCAAGGCATGGCAGGAGAACCAGAAAGCAAAGACGGCCGTTCAGCCGAAACTTGAGCCAAGACCATCTGTGCGACCAGAGCATCCTGTCACGGCTCCGCCAGATCATCAGGCGCAACAGGCCAAGGATGTGGAAGCGCTTCTGAAACCGGGAGCGCATGGTGAGGTTACGGCCGGGACGATGCCTGCGGAGGTGCAGCGTGTTCTGGGTTCACAGACGCCAGACGTTATTCTGTCTGACGACACGCTGAACAAAAACATCAAGCACGGTGAGGTCGAGACATACTATGTGGATCTGCCGAAAATGATCAGCGCGCCGGACGTTGTGTTGCCTGCGAGCAAACCGCTGCATGTCAGGCTGGTGGCATCGCATAAGAGCAGGCTGTTCAATATCGTTGTGAAGCGGACTGGCGACGGGACAAAGAACTACGTCCAGTCCTTCCAGAGGATCAGCGCCAAAGACGTGCGACGGTGGCTGCGGAAGTATGCGCCCCTGTTTGGCGGGAAAACGGATTTTCCAGAGTCCGGGGAGTGATGCGGCGCACGGGTGGGCCTACAAGAACCCACATGGCACTCCTGCTCCTGTGCGGAGCAGTGTTACGGCCGGTAGATTTATCACCGTGTCACCGTGCGTCGCGGTTTGGACTGTAGTCCTCCAGGTAAAAGGATTGCAAGCATGGCGAGCATAACGCTCAAGGGAAACTTCGACCCGGTGCAGTCTGCATTAAAAGGCATCGCGGCGATCGGTCAGGACCCACAGGCAGTTCTTGCTGCGATCGGACCGCTGATGGTTCGGTCCACGCGACATCGCATCGAGCAGGGCGTGGACCCGGAAGGCGCGCCGTTTGAGCCGCTTAACCCGCTTTATGCGCTGACCAAGGAAGGTCCCGGCATCCTACGTGGGCGAGCCTGGAACATATCGGGCCTCTACGCGTCCATGACCAGTCAGGTGCGTGGCAATGTCCTGGTCTGGGGATCAGGCAAGCCTTATGCGCCGGTTCACCAGTTCGGAGCTGTGATCCAGCCCAAGAAGGGCAATCACCTGTCTTTCGAGATGGGAGGGCATCTTTTCCATGTCGACAGTGTGTTCGTCCCGGCAAGACCCTTCCTGGGCTTCACAGAGCAGGACAGAGAGGACGTGGTCGATGCGCTGGAAGGTTTTCTGCGTCGTGCGATGCGTCGGGGCTAAATGAAAAGGGTGATCCGCTTCTTGAACACGTTTAAAACGGTTTAAGACGGGTCTACAGCGCGTTTCAGGTCTCTCGGGTAGAACCGGAGGGCCATAAGGAGCGCAAACGCCCTCTCGCGCGAAATACGCCGGCTCGGATTTCCCTTGCAGGGGTACGGATACGGACCGTTAGCGGACAGCCCTGGAACCGGCAGTCTGCTGGTTCATGAGACACCTCCATCTCCACATGGCCCTCCCCGAGGGCGAAGGCCCTCCCGAATGGATCCACCTGCTTCCTGCGGGGGAGTTCCGGGGTATTGACGGACGCGGTCCATACACGGTCGCGAATGCCGACAGGCTGATCCTGAATTCCATGAAGGGGAAGAAACGCCTCGTCCTGGACGAAAACCATTCCACCGATCTGGCACAGGAAAAGGGCGGCAGCGCTCCGGCCGTGGGCTGGATTGTGGAGCTTCAGGCCCGGCAGGACGGGATCTGGGGAAAGGTGGACTGGAACAGGCGGGGCACAGCCCTGATGCAGGACAAGTCCTATGAGGGTGTCTCACCTGCTTTCGCCGCAGCGGGGAGCGAGGTCACGCGGATTGTCCGCGCCAGTCTGACCAATGTTCCCAACCTGACGCTGACCCATCTTCACTCACAGGAGCACGGGATGAACCCCTCCGACGTTGCGCGGAGGCTTGGCCTCCCGGAATCCACGCCACAGGCAGAGCTGGAAACGGCCCTGACCCGCGCGGGCGAAGCCCTTCAGCTTCACACGCAGGCTGTCTCGATCGCCGGCCTTACGGGCTCACCGTCCGTTGAGGCCATCGTCACCGGCCTGAAGGCCAAGACGACGTCCGTCGAGACGCATGCGCAGCAGCAGATCACCGAACTGAATGGCAAGGTGAAGACGCTGACGGAAAATGCGGCACGCACCGCTGCCGAAGCTGCCGTGAAAGCCGCCTCGGATAATGGCGCTGTCATTACCGAAGACATGCGCGGTGAGCTGGTGACGCTGCACATGCAGAACCCGGCCTCGGCCGAGAAGATCATCTCCGGCCTTCCGAAGCTCGGCAAAACGGTTGAGCGCCATACGCAGCGCAAACCGGCTGCCAGCGACGTCGACACGCAGGTCGCCGGGATCTTCGGGCTGAAGGTCGATGACCTCAAGAAAACGCGGGGAGACGCCTGATGCTGACGGCTGATCGTACACTTCGCCAGAAGATGGGGCCGCGCTCCCCGCAGTTTGCCGGGACGGTGGCCGCTGGCTTCACCGTCTATCGGAACTCCATCACCGCTGTCTGTGCGGATGGGACGCTGGTCCCGGCCGGTTCCACGGGTACGCCGTCCGCCCCGGTCGCCATCCTTGGCCTCGCCCGGCACATGCAGATCAACACGGCCAATTTTCCCGGAACTGGCCCAGGCGTCGGTGGAGACATCGCCGTCGACTGCCTGACCGGCTGTTACGATCTGCCTTTCGACACCGCGCCGACCTGGGCGGACAAGGGCAAGCCTGTTTATGCGGTCGATGACGAGACCGTTTCCCTCACCCAAACGCCGGAGGGCGGCACGGCCCGTCTCCAGGTTGGTGTCTTCGCAGGCATCGACGCTGACGGCACGGCTTACACGGAGATCTGATCCATGCCCGAAATTTCCAGTGCCTTCATGCAGACCCTGGACGTGGGCGTTCGCACCCAGTTCAACCAGTTCCTGCAGACCGCGCCCTCGATGTTCAAGATGATCTCGATGGTCATCCCTTCGACGTCACGCGCCAATTTCTATCCCAAGCTGGATGAGCTCCCGGGCCTGCGTGAGTGGCTGGGCGATCGTGTCGTCCACCGCATGAAGAGCGGGGGCTTCTCGATCGAGAACAAGACGTTCGAAGGAACGATCGGGATCGATCGCGACGACATCGATGACGATAATTTCGGGATCTTCAACATCGGGATCCAGCAGCTGGGCAAGAATGCCGGCGATTTCCCGGATCTGCTGGTTTTCGGCCTTCTGAAGAAGGGCACGACGACGAAGTGCTGGGACGGCCAGAACTTCTTCGATGCGGATCACGAAACCTCCGACGCAACCGGAAAAACGGTCAGCTACGCCAATATCAGCACCCCACTGACTGGTGAAACCGCTGGCCCGATGTGGTTCCTGTTTGACACCACACGTCCCCTGCAGCCGATGATTTTCCAGAACCGGCGCGATTTCAGCATCACGTCCAAGACGGCGCTCGATGACGACAACGTTTTCCGCGCCAAGGAATTCCTCTGGGGCACGGATGGCCGATGCAATGCGGGGTTCGGCCTGTGGCAGCTGGCTTATGCCTCGACCCGACCGCTGAATGCCGAAAGCTACGGCGCGGCCCGTGCCGCAATGGCGAGCCAGCGTCGTGCGGATGGTGTGCCTTACGGGATCAAGCCGAACCTGCTCATGGTGCCGTCCTCACTGGAAGGCGCAGCGAACGGCCTGATGAAGTCCGATCTCGTGGCCCAGCTCCAGAGTGACGGCAAGACGTATGTCACGACGTCCAACCCCTGGAAGGGCACGGCCACCCCGGTCGTCTGCCCGCATCTGTAAGGTCAGTCATGGACACGAAGAAGCCAGATCAGCCTGACGACAAGGCCGAAGGCGCCAAGCAGCGGACGCGGCGCATTGCCTTCATCTCGGCCGCCAGCAAGGGAGAAAAGGCGGTTGCCGGCGATACGATCATCGTCTGCCGCCAGCCTGGTCTCCGTCGCGGCGGGCTCGTTCATCCGGCCGTTGCGGTCTACCCGGACGGGCATTTTACATCCGACCAGATCAAGAGCCTGACGGCAGAACCTCTGCTGGAAGTGCTTGGCGTTCTCTGATGGCTTACGCATCCGTCAGTGATCTGATCCAGCGCTTTGGGGAGCGTGAGCTGATCAACAACACGACCCCCGAGGGTATGCCTCGGGAGGCCATTGATCAGGCGCGCGTCGGTCAGGCGCTGACGGATGCATCAGCGCTGATCGACAGCTTTCTGAACCGGAAATTTCAGGTGCCACTTCAGAATGCGCCGGCCAGTGTCGTGAATGCGTGCTGCAAAATCGCACGGTTCGATATTGCTCAGAGTGGTGCCACGCAGCCGACAGATCAGATGCGCCTGGATCAGAAAGACGCGCTGAACTGGCTGACGCTGATCGCCAAAGGCACCGTCACCCTCGACGGGCAGACGGCAGCAAATGAATCGTCGTCCTGGTCCCGGATCCGGAAACGGACGCCCATGCAGGGCGGAGGGAGGCTGTGGTGAGGCCGCTTTCTGACAACCAGTATCCGGACAGCCTGATCGCGGGTGGGCCACTGGCCAGATTGTTCATGGCGATCGAGGGCCGGCTAAAAGAGCTGTTTGACCCGGGCATCTATTCGCATGCGGTGATCCCGCCCCGGGCATCAGCGCGCGACTGGGAAAACCTGACGCGGCGGATGCCGATGGTGGGGCTGGGCTGGATGGCTTGCCGGCCTTCCGACCGGGTCGGATCGTGTTTCAGGGGGGATGCGCAGTTCGCGCTCATTATCCTGACCCGGCAGAACGCGGGCCGTGACGCCTATTTCGGGGACGGCACGCTGCCGGGCGTGCTGGGACTGGCTGCAGTGGCGGGTCTGGGACTACATGCGTTCCAGGTCGATGGGATCGGTTCATGCCGTGTTCAGCAGCTGGCGGCGGCCGGGGACCAGGACTGGATCCCGGACGGTGTAGCTTCGGTCCAGCTTCAGATCACGGTGTCAGACATCGCGTTCGACAGCCCGGAACTCCTTGCCCAGCTCGATACACTCACATCGCTGTCCAGCACGTTCGAGGACAGCTCTTCTGGAGAAAAGTCGTGACGACAATTCTGGTCGCACCAGCGCAGGGGCGTCGTGTCGTGACGCCTTCAGGGCAGCTTGTTCCTGAGAAATTCAAGGTCAATCCGGCCGATCCCTATTGGGCACGTGCGCTGCGGGACGGCGACATCGTGCGTGATGATTCTGCCCAGACCGCCGCGTCTGTCGCTCCGGCCGTGGCCGCCGCGCAGGTGCCGGCCGCAACTCCTGCGGAGAAGAAGTGATGGATTTCCAGCAGATCCCCGGTGACTGGCAGGTTCCCGGTTCCTACACAGAGATCCAGGACGTTCCCGCACAGGGCACGCTGGCGGGAATGCCGCTGCGGTGTGTGATCGTGGGCCAGATCAGCGGTGGCGCGGCTACGCCAAACACCGTCTACACAAACGTGACGCCTTCGCAGGCCGTGCAACTGTTCGGCGTCGGATCTGCCATGGCACAGGCCCTGTCTGCGTTCTCGACCGAACAGCCGACGCTGTCGGTGGACGCGGTAGGCGTTGCGCCGGCGGACCAAGCGGTAGCAGCCGCTGCCACGCTGAAATTCTCGGGAACGGCAACGGCCGGAGCAACTGGAGCCGCGATCCTCGGGGGCTATCGTGTCTCGTATGTCGTCGCATCCGGATCGACGGCCGCCCAGGCTGCTGCCGCCTTTGTCGCGGCCTGCAACAGCACGGCAGCGAATGCGTCCAGCAGCAACCTGAAGGCAGCGACAGGCCTCTCCGCGTCTCTGGGTTCAGACGGCGTGACCGTCACGGTGCAGAGCTGGGAAAAAGGCGCGTTCACCAACGATTTCGATGTGCGTGTTTCGTCCGCCACTGCCGATCAGGTCCCGGGGATTACCGTAGCCGTAACGGCAATGGCGAATGGTGCGGGCGCTCCGGACATCACGCCCGCGCTGCAGACGCTTGGCGGGACCTGGTACACGGACCTGATCCTTCTGCTGAACGATCAGGCCAATCTCGGGGCAGCGGCAACCGAGGCAGCGGCACGCGCCAACGCGATGGTTGCGAAAGATCTTCGGATCTGGGCCGCGTATCGCGGGACGCAGGGACAGATCCTCAACCTGACGGAAGCCTTTTCGACGGTCGAGGCACTGGTCCTGATCGGTGCATCAGCCCCGCGATGGTCTCCCTGGAACGTCGCTGCGATCGCCGGGGCGCAAGGGGCGCAGTCGCTGAACAGCGATCCGTCCCGTCAGCTGCGCGGGATCACTCTGAATGGTCTGGCGGGCCTTGCTCCCGAGGGCAATGACCAGTTCAGCCCAACGCAGCGGAATGTCCTCCTCAAGGGGGGCTGTACGACGCTGCAGATCAATCGTGATGGCACCGTGGCCTTTGAACGGGTGGTGACGACGCGGCAGGTCGATCCGGTCTCGCAGATTTCGACCGGTCCCTGGGATGTCATGATCCCGGCGATCGGGGCGCGGATCCGGTACGAATGGGACGCTTACGTCGCGGCGACCTATTACAATGCCAAGCTCGCCGACGCAGGGTCTCCGCTGGAAAGTTCTTCTGGCGTGGTGACTGTTCGCACGCTGAAGGCATCCTGGGTCGCGCAGTGCATGCTGTATCAGAGCCAGGGCTGGATCGATGACGTGGCGACGCTGGGACAGCAGGCCGTCTTCGAGCGGGATACGTCCAACCGCAATCGCGTCAATGCGACGCTGCCGATCATGCCCATGGGCTCCCTGATCGTGCTGGCCAATATCCTCCAGGTACAGGTGTAAATCATGGCGCAGACAATCGGCATCGCCACACTCTACTGGCGCGGCAAGAAATACGACGTTCAGAAGGGCGTCAAATGGCGTTTGCCCGGCTATCAGAACAATGATCAGAACGCGACCGACCGCACTTTGCGATCGGCTGCGTGGCAGCAGGGCATGTGCCAGGCGACCGTCATGATCACCAGCGATGCCGATGAAAGCGCGTTCGATCCGTCTCTCGGCGAGGGTGAACTCCAGATCCAGACGGATCTCGGGACCACCTACGTGTTTCCGGATGCGTATGTGCGCTCTTTCCCGGACGTCCAGGACAACGGTCAGGCACCGGTGACCTGGTCCCTCAGCACCTATCAGAAGATTTCCGCATGACCCGCAAACTGTCTCTTTCCGCTGAACTTCCGCCTGTCAGCGATGACCGGCCGAAACTGCCGGACGGCTGTTCCTGGCAGGAGGATGGCTCTGTCCTGCTGGTCCTGAGCCGACCCGTATCCTTTTCCGAGACTTCCGGCGGCGGTACCCGGAAGGTCGATGTCTCGGATCTGGTCTTTCAGGAGCTGACGGCCGGGGATGTGATCGACAGTTCCGAGTATCGGACAGGCGGCACGCGCACGCTGTTCCTGCTCTGCGCATCGACCGGCCGCCGTGGTCCGGCCGGGGAAACTCTTCTGCGCGGCATGGCTGCGCGCGATTACCAGAAGGCGGTCAAGATCCTCGACGTTTTTACAAGCGATGGCCCCCAGACTGGAACGTCAGCCTAGTCGGGATCGCCAATAACCTTCACTTCGGCCGCGCTGATCTTCGGGCACTGCGGCTGGGTGAAATGCTGTTCTGGTGTGCGTCCGGCCATCAGTATTCGCAGGAAGTCCGGGCGCGGTTGAAGCAAGAGGCGGAAAATGTCGGGTAGTCTGACGGCACAGTTTGAACTGACGCTGGTCGATCAGATGTCCGGCCCGGTCGAGAAGATCGAGCAGATCCTCGGCCGGCTGAATTCCACCCTCGACAAGATGGCGCATAACCCGGCCTTTGATGAGGTCTGGGAGCCGGTTCCACGCTGTGTGGAACAGACCACTGTCCTCTCCGAAACGCTCGAAGAAGCTGCCTCTGCGGCCACAGTGCTGGGCGAAGGACTTGAAGTCGCGGCGACGGCTGCCACGGAAGCGGGCAGCGCCATGGAGATGGCGGCCGAGGGCGCGGGCGCGCTCGATGCCGCCCTGGCACGAACGGGATCCGGAAGCGGTGCGGCCGTTACCGGCTTGAATGCCGTCACTGAAGCCGCCGACCGCACCGCCGCTGCGATCGAGCGGGCATCTCGCACGCCCGGGATGGGAGCTCCGCGTTTTCCGGGAGACGTTCCGCCAGGCGAGAGTGAAGATCGGCCTGGATACGGCCGCAGGGTCTGGGGAGCTACCCAGCATTTCCATGAAGCGACCGAGCGCAGCATCGGACAGGCCTTCGGCGCGGCGGCGGCCGGGTTCGGACTGGTCGAGCCCGTCAAGGCCGCTGCGGAATACGACAATACGATCCGGCATATCGGGATCGGGCTGGATCAGCACGGGGCAACCAACGATGCCTTCGCGGCAGCGTTTGCCCTGCAGATGGACCGCCTGGCACGTGACACCGGGCAGCGTGGCGAGGATCTGGCGGAAGGTGCCGGCTTCTTCTCCCGCGAAGGATACAGCCGGGCACGGCTGAACGCGGTCATGCCGGTCGTCGCGCATATTGCGACGGCCTACAACGCCGCACCTGATGCCGTGGCGAAGAGCACCTTTGCGCTTCAGGAAAACATGGGAATCAGCGATGCCCAGCTTGGGGGCGCGCTGGCATCAGTCGCACTCGCTGGCAAATCCGCAGATCTTCCGTTCGAGAAACTGGCTCCCCTCCTGCCTCAGGTCGCGGCGGCAGCGGGCGCCCTTGGAGTGCATGGCCGCTCTGGCGTCGACGATCTCGCTGCTGCGCTGGCCGTCGTGCGTAAATCCACCGGGACCGAGGGTGAGGCCACCACAGACACCCGCGCCTTTATTCAGGCCATCACCAGCCCCCACACGGCCAAGCGCTTTCAGCACTATGGCGTGGATCTGTTCGGGCTTGAGGAACAGGCGCGGCATCAGGGACAGGATCCGATGCTTGCGGTTCTGCGAGCCGTGGATCGGATCACACATCGCGGTCAGGATCGACGTGCCCTGGGAACGCTGTTCAACAATGAACAGGACCGGGGCTTCGTCCAGGCGATCCTGATGCACATGGACCAGTACGAGAGCATCCATCAGCGGACATCAGGGGCCAACCAGAGCGTTATCGACAAGGATTTCGCGGACGGCATCAAGACGCTGAAGATCGAGACGCAGGCTTTCGATGAAAGCTGGCAGCAGCTTGAACGCCGGATCGGTATAGGATTCGCGCCGATCCTGAAGGACGTAACAAGCGGTTTCCATGGAATGACCGAGGGCATGGAAGGCGCGGACAAGCACCTGCCAGGACTGACGACGGGACTGCTGGGCACGGGGGGCGCTGCTCTGGCCGCGACGGCCGGTCTGGGTGCGCTGGGAGCTGTGGCGGGGCCTGTGAAGGCCGGTGCCGGCATTGTCACGGCCGCACTTGAGGGGATCGGCATCGCCGGACTGGCAGCGACGTTCGAAGTCGCGGTTCTCGTGGCTGGCGTGGCAGCGGCCGGGTACGCGATCTATCACAACTGGGATCACATCAAGGCGACGTTCATCTCGTTCGAGCATTGGGTTTCGGGATGGGGCGACAGGGTTTCGGGCATGGTCTCGGGCGCTTTCACACACATGTTTCCGCATTTCCCGGGATCGACCTCGATGTCGGGGCCGCTGATGGTGCCGACCACCGGACCGGGATGGAGCCCGGGCGGGAATCATGGGCCGTTGAAGGTCGATATCACCCATGCGACCGGACTGAACGTCACCACGTCGCCCCATCCGGCGATCCATGCCACCGTGTTGCCCTCGGGCGGCCGCATGACGAACAGGCCCTGACATGAGCGGAACTCTCAGCACTCTTGGCGTCAGCTCGCTTACCAACGTCCTGTCGGGCGCGGCCGGGGGCAATCTGGTCACGGGGGAGCTGTCTCGTCTTCTGGGAACGGCTGCACTCGGTGGCGTGACGTTCGATATCATCGACAGCCGCGAGGCGGCGGGCCGACGCGTGGCCCGCTTCCTTTTCCCGGGGCGGCCGGTCGAGGACCAGAAATTCCAGGACTTTGGCACGATCGATCAACCAATCCGGATCACGGGCTATCTGGCAGGCGACGACTATGTCCTGCGGGCGGACCGTATGCGAAAGGTCCTGCTCACGGCAGGCGCTCAGACGTTGGTTCATCCGTGGTGGGGTCGGCTGCGTGTTCGAGTTCTGGAGCCTGGCGAGATCCAGTTCTCGGCGACGCGGATCCGTCTTGCCCAGTTCCAGGTCACACTGGTTCGAGATCCGGGGAATCCAGGAACAAAGGGGCTCCTTGCTTCCATTACCGACACGCTGACCACCCTGCTGGAGCAGGCTGACGCGCTGGTCGATGAAGCCACTCTGGCCGTGCAGGCAGTTCTGGCGCCCCTGGCCATTCCGCTCGCCCTGTCGAGCATGGTGGGATCATTGCTGTCACAGGCAAGCGGGATCTGGGACAGTCTGACCGAGACGGCTCCTCAGCCTCTCCAGTCAGGGATTGCGTCGGCGCAGGCAACGCTTGCGGCCGGTGTCAGTGTACCCGCCACGAATTCTGACACGACCTATGCCGACAGTGTGACGGCGGCTCTGGCGGCCGTTCCAGCCGCAATTATTGATTCCATCACCGACCCGTCTTCGTCGGTGGTCGCGCCAGCGCAGCAGGTTGAGGGGGATACGGCAGAAACCGTGGATGCGCAGACGGCTGCGAATATCCTATTGGCCAGTGCGGTCCAGATCGGGGCAACGGCGGACAATCTGTCCTCGGTTACGTCCGTGCCAGCTGAGGCGCTGGCCCTTGGTGTAGTCGCGCGAGGGCTGATTGTGTCCCAGCTGCTGGCGGCGTGGGGTTCCCTCACTTTCGTCAGCGGTGCAGATGCCGTGGCAGCTCGCGACCAGTTCGTCGCTGCGATCGATGCATTGCTGGTGGATCTGGAAAATGCCGCGGCCTCGGGTGTTGGTATATCGCTGTCGGGGATGTGGATCGCCATTCAGGCTGCCAGGACAAGTCTGATTGCTGACTGCTCTTCGCAGGTTGGGCGCTTGCCGATGGTGGTGTCTGTTCCTCTGAAATCCACGCTCTCAGCCTGGACACTGGCCTATGCCGTGGCCGGCGACGACGTGACGCAGGTGCAGAATGTCTTCGACGATCTGGTCGGCCGTAACGGGATCTGGCATCCGGCTCTTGTCGGGCCGGGAAGCATTCAGGTTCTGGAGCAGTCGACGTGAGCCAGTCCGTCACCGTACACGGCCGACGCTGGATCGTTCGGATCAACGGCAAGACCATTCGCAACTGGACATCCTGCGAAGTGGGCGTCGATCTGGCGGAAATTGCCGGCGTGTTCCGCCTGGAGTTCGTGGAGACTGTTCCGGACAGTGGCAGTTTTTCCCCGACCGTCCGGGTTCATGACCGGATCGAGATTGAGATTGCCTCGGTGGTGGTGCTGCGGGGATTTGTCGAAGCCCTGAACGCCACGGGAGATGATCGCTCGCTGAGAACGGTCGCTTCGGGACGGGATGTCACCGGAGATCTGGTGGACTGTGCGGCCAATCCGACCGGCCCGGCCGAGTATCGGCAGATCCTTCTGGAGACCGTCGTGGGGGATCTTACGCAGCCCTTCGGGATCTCCCTTGATCGGCAGGTCGAGACGGGCTCGCCTTTTACCCTGGTGGCGCTGGAGCCTTCGGACACGGTTCTCGGAGCGATCGAGCGGCTATCGCGTCAACGGGGTGTCCTGGTGACGTCGGACGGCATCTCCGGTCTGATCCTGACAAAAGCCGGCCAGACGCGGGCGCAGGACCATCTTGTCTGGCCGGGTGGAAATGTGCGGCGGATGGAAGCCCGGATCTCCCAGCGCCATTCCGACACATGGGTCAAGGGACAGTTCAACAGCCTCTCAAGGGGCACTAAAGGGGCATTAAGTGCGTCTTCAGCCCCGGCTGCCTTTTCACCTTCAAACGGTCTGTCCCAGAAGGAGCTCGATGCGTCGTGCCGATACGGGCATTGCGTGGATCCCGGCGTGCACCGCTACCGGCCGGTCGTTCACCTGGCGAAATCACAGTCGGGAGGATCCGTAGCGGCGCAGGACAGTGCCAATCCCACCCTCGACAGTACAGCCCAGGGTAAGATCCAGAGCGCGCCGGCCGGATCAGCGTATCGTGCGGGCAGCCGCCAGATGAAACGGACTGCGACACCGGTACGGCAAAGCTCTGATCCCTGGACGCTTCAGGACCAGGCACTGTGGCGCATGCGGACCGCCCGGGCACATGCCACGGCGTACGTCTATACGGTTCCCGGCGTCCTGAATGCCGCGCGACAGCTCTGGCGGGCCAACCAGCTCGTCACGGTGCGGGATCTGTATAACGGCATTGACGGCGACATGCTGATCGGTGCGGTGACGTGGGTGGCGCAGGGCGATCTGGAAGAAACGCGGATCTCGGTCGTACCTCCTGACGCCTATGATCTAACGGGCGAAGCGGATGCTCCCGCAAAATCCGGCCGGCGCAACACGCGGCTGTCGCAATCGTATGGGGGGACGGCATGAGTGATCCTCTGACAGAGCTGCACTACGGGCAGCGTTCCCAGACGCTCCGGGGCGTCGTTCAGGATCTGAATGACAGCGGCCCCAGCCAGACCGTTTCCGTGAAGATGCATTATGGGCAGGAGCGCTCTTCCGTCCCGGTTCATCAGCCATTCGGGTTTTCCAGCTATGCGCCTCTGGACGGTGCAGTCACGCATGTGATCCAGAATGGTGCTGACCCGTCAGACCTGTTCGCTCTTCCGCCGGCGAACCCGTCTGCTGCGAGGATGTCGGGTCTTCAGGCGGGCGAAAGCATCCTGTATGACGCAGCTGGTCAGAAGGTTTACCTTCAGGATGGCAAGATCGTTCGCATTGACGCACTGGAAGAGATGCGTGTTTCAATAGACGGTCAGCCTGTCCTGGACGTCACGCCCGATGGCGTGACCATCACGGGATGGCTGAAGGTCAGCGAGACCGTCACGGCCGAAAAAGACGTGATGGCAGACGGGATCTCGCTCAAGGACCACGTGCATTCCGGCGTGAAACAGGGAACAGACGATACGGGCGCCCCTCAATAAGGGGTACGCTTTCGGACCGTGGTTCACGGAGCATGACCGGCCGATAGTCGGCCCATGCCTACGACGACGCAGTTTTGCACGATGCAGATGGGGATCAGTCCGCTCACCGGCGGGTGTGATCTCGTGATCGCGCCGTCCGGCAACGGACGCGGGCGCATCGATATCGATCGGACGCCGGCGTCCTCTCTTCTCATCGCCATTGGTACTGATCGCCGCGCGGATCCTGACGACGTTACGCCGGACATGCAGACGGCCCCGACCGGTACGGCAGCAGGACTGTTTTCCCGACGTGGGTGGGTAGGAGATATTCTGCTGCCTTCAGGCCAGCGGCTGGGATCCCGCGTCTGGCTTTATGAGCGCGGGAAACGGAACGAGGCGACACGGACAGGTATAGCCGAAGCCCTGACCGAGGCCGTGGCACCGATCGAGGATTACCACGGTATTGAGGTCAGTGTGGATGTGCAGTGGAACAGCAGCCATCGCGAGTGGCTGAACGCGACCGTCAGCACGTTGGGAACGGCCGTCATGACACAGGTGCAGACCCTGTGAGTGCCCAGATTCCGAGCCCGGCAACACTGGCGCAGCGGTTCGCGGCGGCTCTGGGGTCACAACAGTTCACGGCCAGTGACGGGACGACAGTCACACTGGACGCAACCGCGCCGGCAACACTGGAAAGCGCACTGGCGATCCTGTCCGGTCTGTCGGACTACGAGATTTATCTTTACCTGCGGGATCAGCTTCTTGAGCTGATGGTGACGACCGCGACCGTGACGCCTGGAACAGGCCTGCTCCCCAAGCACGCGGAAATCTGGGGTGTTCCCCGTGTCGGGGCCACGGCGGCTGTCGGCTATTTCATCGTTTCCGTCTCCTCTGCAGGGAGCGTTACGCTTCCGGCCGGGACATTGGTAACGGTTGACGGATCTGCCCAATGGTCGGTCGTGACGGCAGTGACGATCGGCACAGGAGCATCCGCCTCAGTTGCCGTTCAGGCCACCGCGACGGGAACGGCCGGAAATCTGGCGGCCAATACAGCAGGCACGCTGGTTTCACCGATTGCCGGGGTTCAGTCCGTCATTTCCGATCAGAACGGGCTTGCGGGCGGTGCGCCGATCGAGGGCGTGGAAGCCTGGCGGGCTCGGATTATCGATGCGATCCGAACACCTAACGGCGGTGGGGCCGTGGCGGATTACGAAAAATGGGCGACTGCTGCTGGTGCCGCATACGTGTCCGTTGTTCCGGGATGGCTGGGACGCGGTACCGTTGGCGTGATCGTGGCTATGGCAGGCGGCGTGGCTGCGACACCAGCGCAGGTCGCCGCCATACAGGCGTATCTTGACGACGGCAGACGGCCGGTGCGCGGGAATGTCACGGTTGCATCCGCCGTCATCGCTCCTCAGACACTGAATATCCAGCTCAATCCCGACACGGTTGCGGCCCGCGCAGACGTTACGGCAGCTCTGGCCCCGTTTTACCTGTCTGTCGGGATTGGCGGCACGGCCTATCGGGAAGCGATTGAGAACGCCATTTCCTCGGCGACAGGCGTCTTTACCAACTCCCTGCGGTCTCCGGTCACGGATGTGACGTTCGCGGAGAACCAGATGCCAACGCTTGGCGTGATCAACTGGAGTTCCGTCTCGTGACCCGGACGGCAGAGCAGATCCGCGATGAATGGCTGACGCAACTGCTGCCATCCGGAAGCGCGTGGCCGCGTGATCCAGACAGCAACCTGGGCAAGCTGCTACTGGCCCTTGCCGATGGGAAAGCCCAGCTGGAAGGCGACGTAGCAGATCTCGCGCTGGAAATCAGTCCGGGAACGTCGACGCTGCTACTGGCCGACTATCGGGCCGTACTGGGACCTGATCCGGCCGGCCGTGATGCGGGAACACTGACGGTGGCAGAGGAGCAGCAGTTGCTGTTCTCGCGCTGGACGGCCCGGGGCGGCCAGTCAATCGCCTATTACGAAGAGATGGGGAAAGCCTACGGGCTCGATATTACCATTTTCGAACCTCAGGCGACTGTCTACGGCACTTGTGTCCACGGTGACGGGAGCGTGTTCAGCACTGGGGAAAACGACAATTTCGTATGGGTCGTGACGCTGCCGGAAACCGGCACGGGCCTTGAAGCCGCAATCCTGCGCAACCGCCAGCCCGACACGGTTGTGCTGTTCCGTTATGCCGTGTCTCCCGGATCGGCGGACCTCGGGCAGTTCGTGTTGGGCATCAACCAGCTGGGAGCCGCAACATGACAGCCGCTTATCCGCTTCCCAACGATTTCTCGGGAGCACTCAGCAAGGCAGCGCTCGTATCAGCGCTGAACACCACTCCATCCCTTGCACCGTTGCAGGCACCAGGCGCGCCGGCTTCAACAACGGCAAACACGATTGTGGCAGACGCGCATCTTCTCCGGTCTTTCGGGGCGGCGTTCGACGGAGTGACTGATGATGCTCCCGCCTTCAATGCTGTTGTAGCGGCTGCCAGCAAATTGCTTCCGGCGGTGGACAGTGGCGTGCCGACGATCATCTTCAACCTTCCGGCAGCTGTGATCCTCATGGGATCTCCACTCGTGACAAGTGGCCAGCATGTCGCCATGCGTGGCATGGGCGCGCAGAATACCGTTCTGCTGGCTTCGACATCCAACACCCTCGGGCTTTGGCAGCATGGGACTGCGGCCTCTCCCTCCAAGGGCTATGTTGAAATCGAAAATATGATGTTCCGCGATGCGGGCCGGGGCGCTTCAGGCTCGACAGCACTGACATTCTATTTCCAGTCCGGTGTCATTCCGACGATCCGGATCAATACGGTTCGGGTGCATCTGTTTGGTCGCGGGATCTACATGCTGAACCCTCCGCGCGACATCAATGTCTATGCGCTGACGGTTTACGGGCCTGATTTCAAGGTGCAGCCGAATGCCGGCGTTGTGGTCGAGAGCACGCAGGGTGGCCCGAACGTCTTCACCACCTCCTGGATCGTCTGCAACGTCTTCAATTATCTGTTTGGCTGGGACTTCATCGGCGGGGGCATGATCGAGGGGCACCGGTTTTATGGTTCCACGGCCTATAACGGCTGGGGCATGGTCCGGGCTTATGTTCATGGGGACGGCATTCCCGGTCTGACGGGGTATCAGGCCGTCATCTGGGACTTCTACTGCTGTGACTGGCAGGGCTGGGGTTACGCCTTTGATATGCGTAACGTCCGTGGTGTCCGCATTCGGGGCGGATTTTACACGATGAACAGCCGGACAGCGGCGAGCGGGACAACCATTGCGGCTCCATGGGGCGCGCGGACCAGCGCGGCTACCAACGCGATGATGTCCTTTTCCAATGCGGCTGATGTGCTGATCGCGGACGTTCAGATTGATGTGGACGGCTCCGGGACCTGGGGCGATACGGTTCTTGGTTACTTTGATGACGGCTGCACACACTGCCGGGTCAAGGACAACGCCATTTATGTCAACTCCTCCATGTATGGGGGGTTCGAGTTGGGAGCCATCGGCGCGTCTTCTGCCCCGAACAACACCCTCAAAATTCTGTCGAACGAATGGCTGAACTGGATTTCGGGCGACAAAGTCATCGATCATGCCAGCAAGCAGATCGACCTGCCTTGGATCAGGGACAATTATTACGGCGAGCAGTTTGATTCTGGCCTGTTCCTTCTGCAGCAGCAGGTCCAGGTCACGATGCAATCTGCACAGTTGAGCGATACGGACACCACCGAGATTGCCCAGGCATACATCAAGTTCCCAAGCCGCCGGTATGGGGTGAACTGCTTCAATGGTGGGGCCCCGACGGTTGTGATGAGTTCCCAGCAGGCACTGGCCGAGATCGGTTTTCCGATTGAACTGGGTGAAACCGATCGGGCCGGATTTTATGTGCGTGGCGATAAGTCGCTGATCGAGATGGTCGTCACAATCAATTATCTAGTGACAGGCTGGTAAACGATGACTGAGCAGGAATTTCTTCAGAGCGTCATCAACACAAGTTGCTCAATCTGGATCAACCGGGTGGCACTCGTGCGAATGCTGGGAGCTGTGTTTCCAGGCATGGCCATCGCATTTACGGACACCGGCGTGACCCTGACCGGAAACGGGATGACCCTGACGGCTTCGTTCCCGGCCGGAGCGAAGGAGCGGGTTTCCACCATTTCGGGAGGCCCGGATATCTCGGATGCGAACGCTGTCCGGCCGCTCGATGCCGCAGGTGATCCGATTGTCGCATCAAAAACCAATGGCGGCAGCTGATGGACTACACGCAGATCAACGGTTTTGTGACGGATGCCGCTGGCCGCAGGCAGTTTGCTGATCGTGACCTGGCAAACAATATTCAGGGCACGGATGTGTCAGCCGCCGCTCCCAATCCACTCTACAACGAGATCATTCATTGTATCGAGCAGGCGGGTCTTACTCCAAGTGCGGGCGACGAGACGCAGCTCTGGCAGGCGATTGAGGAAGCAACGACGCTGTTTGCATCGGGTCGTTTCCTGAAAAGGCAGATCTTCTCCGGCGGATCAGGAACATTCACGCTTTCGACGGCCACGCGCCTAGCGCGGTTCACGGTTTTAGGGGCTGGATCAGCGGGTGGTGGGGTCGCGTCCACCTCGGGAAATGGCGCGGCCGCAGGTTCTGCCGGAGCCGCAGGCGGCGAGATCATCGCGGAAATTCTGGCAAGCGCTTTCAATGGTGCGGCTATTCCGTATGTGGTCGGTGCCGGCGGTGTTGGCGTCGTCGGGGCAAATGGAGGCGACGGCGGAACGACGTCGATCGGATCATCGTCGGGTCCGTATCTCGTATGTCAGGGCGCAACGGGGGCTCCCATGGGGGGCTCGATCTCGCCTGGGGCATCCGCCCAGTCCGGACAGGGGATTGGTGGATCTTACACCGTGACGAACTGGTCCGCCGGGACGGTTGTCGTCTCTCGCAAGGGGACCAACGGCCCGAACGGGTTTGTCCTCTCGAATGGCACGGCCTCGGGGACACCCGTTTCCGGGATCGGCGCTTCAAGCCGGTACGGCGCGGGCGGCAGCAACACCAATAATGGCAATGGCTCTTCAGCGTCTGGCCCCGGAGCAGGCGGATCCGGGGCAGCCAGCCAGAACGGATCTTCCTATGCAGGCGGTAACGGCGGATCCGGCTGGATCATGGTTGAGGAATTCAGCTGATGCTGAACGTCAAGCAGGGTCAGACCTTCGCTTTCCACGCGACCATAACCGGACGCGATGGCGCGTTGGTCGACCTGTCGAATTACCAGATTTCATCCCAGATCCGGGATGCCCTGGGCAATGAGGTGGCCAGTCTGAAGAGCCGCCTGCCGACAGGCCGGCCGGGCATCGTGAACCTGTGGAGCGACACCGGAACCGCAGACTGGCCGACCGGCCGCCTGTTCTGTGATCTGCACTTCATTCGCCCGGACGGTATCATCCAGTTCACCGAGACCTTCTCGATCATTGTGGCCGCCCCGATTACGCGGCCGGGAGCGACCTCATGAGCGTTACTGCGGAATCAACCAGCACACCGGCAGCCGTGACCGTCGCGTCTGGATCTGCACAGGATGCGGCTCCGACGGTCAGCGCGATCGGGTTCAATGCCGAGACGGCCGAGCTGGTTTTCACATTCAGCGACGGGTCTCAGATCCCTGTCCCTGGACTGGCTGCAGCGATCGCGCAGTCACTGGGAGGCGCATCGCTGGCAGTTCTGGATGATGAAGGGTCTCTCATTCTGGGCGGAAAGCCTCGGCTCGGTATTTCGAGCGCAGGCAATCTTACCCTTCCGACGCCTGTGCCAGACAGCACGGCCGATTACACGCCAGTTTCTGGAACGAACGAAGTCTATTCACAGGCCGGCTCACTGGGAGTTGCACAATGAACCTGCGTTTTATCGCTGTCTCAGCTGTTCTCTTTCTCTGCTCCGGGATCGCTCTGGCGCAGGCCCCTATTCAGCTTCGGGGTGGTGGCATACAGGGACAACGTACAAATACGACGTGGAAAATCGGTCCGGATGGGATCGCCCATTTCGCTGCTCTCGATCCTGAAACGGGCATCGGTGGGCAGAAACTTGGCGACATCATGACCCAGGTCAACGCAGCTGTCTCCAGCGCACAGAACGCCGTGACCAAGGATACCGTCAACACTCCTGGTGGCGTTGCCGGCATGGACGCAAATGGTGCTGTGACGGCCGATCTACGACCACAAATTGCCTCTCTGGGCGCGGATATCTTCGGTTCCTACCTGACCAACAATTTCGTTGGCGGTTTCGATCCGCAGCGTGGGTATGAAGCCGATCTTATTGGCGGCTGGAACCGTTATGCAGATGGGAGTTACATGACGCGGCAGGTCCTGCAGCAGACAGACCCTTACGGCCCATATTCGGCCGGATGCGGCTATGCCATCAACGTCGGTGCGACTTATACGCAACAGAGTCCAATGTCGGAAGGCAACCCGCCCGGCGGCGCTGGCGCTGTTGTCGGTGTCGGCGGCTTTGACACGGCTGCACATTGCATTCTGGCAGGAAATACGCCGGCACGGATGGTGCTTCCCGTGTCCGGCTATACCGCAACCACAGTCCAACTATCCGCGCCTCTGACGGCTTCGCAGGCTGCGCGGATACACCCCAACATGTACATCACGACAAACAGCCCGAACACAGCGCTGACGGTATCCAACACGGCGGGGGAACTACCGAAGAAAAACCTCTACGCGGCGTATGTTCGGACTGCTCCCGCTACTGGAGATACGTCCATCACGGTGTGGGCGTGGGATGTTCCTGGTCTCGGAACAGGTGTTGCCGGTCAGGTCCCGCAAACGGTAACGCTGGATACCGTGTGGTCAAAATACTCGGTGCCTGTAGTCTTCTTGGGCGGTGGCGCTGCAGGGAGCATGTTCGGGAGTAACTGGTTCTTCAGTCTCCAAGCCGCCGATCTAACTCCAAGTGCTACGACGCAATCGTTGATCCACCAGATTACGCCCTTGGAGCTTGACGGTCCGTTCATCCAAGGTGGAGCGGCCCCGAACAACTCTGTCGACTGGCAGGGGATCAGCATGAATGCCGGGAACCAGCCGGCTGCGCTCACGACCGATAGTCGCCAGCTTCTGATCGGCGGCAATATCAACCACCATATCCAGTTTGACGGTGGTGCCGGAAACTGGCTGATCGATGGTGACAATGCCTATCTCCCATCGCTGAAAAACCAGTCTTTGTCTTCAGGCAATCCAGCACAGCTTTATCAGGAGTGGGACCAATGGATCGGTGGCGCCAACCGGATCCGCTTCCTGCTGTGGAACTCCTTCAGCAACCCCGCCGCCCCTATCGGGTGGGAGCAGGCTGTGGTCCATCTCGGACCGACTGTGGATGGAGATCCGGTGCAGCAGGGTGATCCGGGTGGCTCCAAGCAGGCTGATCTGGAATGGAATGTCGGCGGCAACTACGGCAGTATTTCGCTCTGTGGGTTTGCGGCGTCCTGTGGTCTCCGGGTAAATGGGGACGGAACCGTCAATATCTCCGGCGCGGTTTCGGCAGGAGCCATTAACAGTTCTTCGCTGACAAGTACCGGTGCGGTCTCGGGACAATCCCTTGCTGCAACGGCAGGCATATCCGGAGCTTCGGCAAACATTTCCGGACAGACTACCACCGGGACGCTGGTCACCAATGGTGAAGCGCTACTCAATGGCGACGCGGCTCTAATGAGCGGTGCCAAACTGTGGATCCGTCCGGTCACACTGAACAACGGACTTATGGGCGCCTGGTGTGCTCCGGACAGTTATACTTTGGCTACCTGCTCAAATATCGGGGCAGCGATTACTCTACGGGTATCTGGTGATCTGCAAAGTTCTAATGGGTCAAATGACCCCTTTTGGGGCACCAATGGCAATCTTTCTGGGTTCCATCCTGACGGTCACGGCAACTGGAACACAACGACCGACACGCCAAATGGTGGCGCCTTTCGCGATGCAGCCTACACGCTGGCATCTCTGCCCACCGCAAATGAAACCGACGGCAACCATCTGTGGTGTTCGGACTGCAAGCTGAACAGCATCACGGGCGTCGAGGTCTACTGGCACGCATCTGCTGCCAAGTGGACCGACGGCCAGAACAACGCGTTGGTGAACTGATGCTCATCGGCTTCTGGCACGAATGGGGATCAACGATCGAATGGGCGGCTGCTGCGTTTGGTGGCTGGTGGGCCAAGGCGGCCGCGAACCGGCTCCAGGCGCAGCGCAATACGATCGATGCCAGCCAAGCAGATACCGAACGGATGCGCCTATCGCTGGATCGAGAGCGGTCTCTCACGGAACGCGTCCTGACGTATGCCGCTCAGACGCAGGCGACCTGGAGAACGCTCTACCAGCGGGAAGCCGTTCTGATTGAATATCACGCGGCTGCCATCAGTGCCCGCCTGCGGGTGCATGAAATGGAAGCCGCGCAGAACAAGCCACAGACGGCGTTCGATCCGCTGCCAGGCTATCCGCCGGTGGATGCGCCGATACAGAATGCCCTGATCACAAGGTCAGACGTGACCGTTGTGACGGGGGATCAGGCTGCGTCAACAGCCGATCCGGGTGTCGACACACCCACGGGAAAACCCGCCCCGCCTACCGCTGCAGCGGCGGGGACAGTTATTGAGCAAAAACATGAAGGAATTTCTAACGCCGGTTGA